ACTGTTAACACATTGCCCAGAGCGACGGTGTAGTCGCTGGCCTGACTCTATCACCATACCCCGACCCCTGGCGCGTTCGTCCGTCCAAATACAGCCAGAGCGAGAGCCATTACGCAATCGTCGTGCGCCCCTTCTGGCGCGGAGTATCTAACGCCCGTCCTGGTGTATTCAAAAGCGAAGGCGTCCAACTCCGACACTATCGGCCCCTGTGGATAGCGCACCTCGTTGGTCTGGATGGCTACCGCTAGCCCTTCCATCAACTTCTGCTTGCTCGACGATGAAAAATGATAGCCCTCGACGTTCGACAGCGTTCTTTGGAGGCGTTCGACGATGGGGTCGCCCACGCCCGTGGAGTCCACCACGGCAGGGATCGCGCCGACCTCCTGGGTGAGCCGCCGAACAGTCTCCTCCCAGGGCCACTGGTAGCGATCCAGCCGACAGACCGCGCCGTCATCATCGAGGCCAATCGCCACCGTCCAGTCGATACTCTTGGCTAGGTCGACGCCATAGACGACGGGCGGTTTCCCGCTGATGTCTCCGATGCAACGACGGATCGCCTCCTGACCGAACGGGTTTCCTCCGTCGTCTGAAGGCTCCGCGAAGTATAGTTCGCGAAACACGGCGTCGGGCAATTGTCGTTGGGCCTGAACGACCTCGTCCTCGGCTACAATGCCAGCCTCCACAGCGTCTGCCGCCGTCAGCTTGGCATAATGCCACCCGACTTCCCCTCCCTCGGCCCTACGGGCTAGCTGGTACGCCCAGTTACGGCGTCCCTTGACGTTGCCGATGATGCGTATGGGGCCGCGTGTCGCCGTCAGGGTGGAGCGTATAGCATGCCACGCCTCCTCCCGCATCCGTGTGGCCTCGTCCAGCACAGCGGCATAGACATCCTCACCGTATAGGTTGTCGGGTTTCTCGGCAGACCGGAAGCTGATCACAGCGCCATTCAATAGGGTGACGGTCATCTCGCTTTCGTTGGAGGTGTATAGGCTTTGAGGGATGCCGCGCTTGAGTCGGCGATATGCGATTTTGGCTTGTGGGTAGACGGGACTGAGCCACCAATACGCCTGACCAGGACGCCCGTGCATTGCCTGTTCGAGAAGCCAGCTAATGCAGGCCACCGTTTTCCCGCATTTGGTCGAACCCTCGATTATACTGAAGCGTTCAGGACTGAATATCGCCGCTTCCTGTTTCGGATACAGGGAAGGTCTGCGATAGGAGATGTTCGGGGCTATCACCGTTTGAGTTGTCACTTGCGGCCTCGATACTGAATGTCACCTCGCCCTGCGTCAGATGAATGGATCGCTGGTCGATTGTGATGAGCGGCTCCTTCGGAATCACGCCGTTGATCTCGCTGATCCGGTGCATGATGGACATAACCATCCGCGTCGCCTCTGCGTCGCCGCTCAGAGCCTGCGGCCACCAGCGGCTCAGAAGAGTATTGTATCTATCCATCTGGAGAGCGCGGATCGCGTCAGCCATGCCGGAATACTTCTCGGCGAGGTCGCTCAGAACGCGTTTGATGTCCCGATGAACGAGTCCCTTCGACACGCCGAGTGTCTCCGCGATTTGCTTCTCCGTCGCGCCGCCTTTGTACAGTTCCAGCGTTTGGTATCGCCGCACCTCGGCGTTGGCTCGTATCTGGGCGGTGGGATTATGCCCTGGCTGTTTACGCTCCGGCATCAGACCTTCACCGATAGGGATTGGAGCGGCTGGGTCGGTGTCGCACCGCCCTCTCTCGATAGGATATCGAGCGGTTCACTGGAATCCTTCAGCCGCTTGGGATAGGGGACAATAAGGTCAGCAATACGAGCACGAATAGAAGCACCTTCTTCGCCCTTTGCCAATATATATATATATCGCCATTTGGGATTGCTGTCTTGCTCAATAAAACCATGCTCCAATAATAGCCGCCGCGCCTGACTTCGCGTCCGGCTAAATTTGGTCTGCCGCGCCCTGTCGTAGGACAATTTTTGATCATAAATCCGACCAGTCACAGGATGGATCATTTGCTTAGTTTTTGCCCCTCGTCCAATACAGAGCCAATTGGTTGACTGATACACCGTCCCGATCTCTCCGGCATCTGTGTCAGCGTATGCGATTGCTAATTTCAATCCTCTAGTGCGAGCCATTCGCAAACTGTGTCCAATGAGTTTAGAAGCAGTCCCAGTCGGTGTCCAATAAGCACACGCACCTCTGGCAAGATACGCGACTTGACCTGATACTAACCCAAACTGTTTCGGCATATTGACGCCGCCGCCGCCGCCGCCGATGCAGAATACAGCCACCCCGCCACAATTCCATCCGTCAAAAAATATGCCTGTATGCCAAGATGACATCGGCATCGTGCCGAGCCATTCGTATTCCAGAATTACCTTCTTCGCGATAGAACGCGAACAAGTACGGACAACAGCATTCGCGAGGTCTCTACTTGACTCCTCATAATTACCCATCTCTTTGGCCTTAGAATCACGAATCTGTCGTTGCCACGCTTTAGACAACATCGACAACGACTCCCTGTTCTTGCCATCCGAGAATGATGGCCTTGTGTAACTGCCAAAGCTCCTGATCCATCCGCAATGTAATAATCAGCAAACTCTCAGGGTTCTCTTGATCCAATGAGCCATCGGGGATGGTAATATCTGCTATCGTCAGCGGCTCGTACCCGTTCGCCAGGGTCTGGAGGAGAGCGTTCACGGTGTCGTTGTCAGATGTCACCGTTGCCAGCAACTCGCCCAACCTGTCCTCATCCCTGCCAGCCATTGCCGCCAGCGGGTCGAGGGTCGCCAGCATCAGGTCGGCCTCCTCCTCGTCGATGTCGAGAACCAGCACCGGGACATCCGCGTCTGGCGTTGTCTCGGCGCGGAGATGGCCGTCAACCAGCATTAGCCCTTCGGGCGTTTCCCTGGCGATTAGCGCATCTGCATATCCAACATCTGCCAGGACGCCGCGCAGGGCGTCCTGTTGAGCCACAGGGTGGGTGCGCCAGTTCTTTGGGTTCGGTATCAGGTCGGAGCCTTTGACTCGCCTCAGTTCCTTGATTCTGTCGCGTATCTGCATGGCCTTACTCCCTATTCGCTCACGGGCCGGACGGTGATCGTGACGCGGTTCTCTGCCATCGTCTTAACCTTGCAGTGGCTCAGTTCATATCGGACGACGTGGGCGGGGTCGTCGTCCGCAAGAATACCACAATCGACCAATCCATCAATCGTCGGCGCGACGGCGCAGGCGAGGCCGTCAAAGTCGAACGGCTGTCGGGCGTAGTATTGGACAATCGAGACGGACGCTTGATCCGGCGTTTGCCAGGAATCATCCATCTCGATTCGGCCCAGGACGAAACCGTCCTCTCTGGCCTGGGCGATTAGTTGCCTGGATTCTTGCCAATTGGCTCGTCTCAGGCCATTTTTCGAGAGCCGTCCGTCAGGTCGGATTTCGACAGTAATTCCGTTCATTTTTTCACCTCGCTGTGTCGCTTTAATTTAATATTAAACTTTCAGAGGGGAACCATCCCCTACGGGGATGTTTCCCTCTGAAATTAAAGTGTCATATTTCACACGTCACATTTCGGGAGTTAGGGCTTGCTGGTTGCCGCCGACCTGTGTTGACCGAATATGTTCACGTCGCAAGTCCAGCAGACCCTCCGAAACTGCGGACACCATGTCAGACCGCAGAAGGCGTCCGAGATGGTGTCGGTGATGTCCTTCATGGACGTGCGTTTGCAAGACGGACACTTCCTCGGCTTCAGGGTTATTCGTTCTTCGTCCAGAGTTGCGTCAGTGCGGCTCAATCTATCACCTCCACAGGCCACCACGTCACCTGTTTCCGTCCACTGCCCTCCCAGATGCGGGGCTGGCCCTGACGGGCTAACCCTCGATTCTTCAGGTCGCTTAACCTCTTGCGTGTCTCCATCTGGCCCAGCCCAGATATTTCGCCGATTGCCCCAGTCACTAGGCCAGGGTGGTCAATGATGATCTCCAGGACTTTAGCGGCATGGGTCTGTCGCTTGCCTGTCTGGGTGATCACAGCCTCGGCCTCATGGCTCGTCTCTGGGTTTTCGCGGCGCGACACCGGAGGCCAGAATAGTTGTTGTTCGGGGTTAACCATATCGTAATATCTCCCTTCTAGCGGTAACAACCACGTCTCTTAGGCTTGAAGCTGCATTTCAAGCATCTTGGCAACTTGGCATCGGAATTGAAACTCAATTAACTGCCATAGTTGCACGTCCGCGCCAGTAGTCCTCTCGCGGAATTCTTCAAGCGCGGCCTGCTGTTCATCCCGCGATAGAATGTACTGGTCGATGTCGTCTCGGTGTTTCTCAATCAAATCCATCATTACAGCAACCGTCCCTGCGACTTTTTCACTATCGCACGTTCCAAGTTTTTCACCGCCGCTGTGAAGTATTCAGCCTTCAATTCGATGCCGATGAATTGGCGGTCGCGGAGTAAGGATTCGTAACCCTCAGAACCAATGCCAGCGAACGGACTGAGAATTGTATCTCCTGGATTTGACCATAGCCGGATACATCGTTCTATCGTCTCCAGTTGCAATGGCGCAACATGGCGTTCGTCTGGTTCCGCTCGTCCATCAGCCGCGTGGAGCGTGTCGGACTCACGGATGCCATACCATATCGGATGCGCCCACGTAATCCATGTCTCGTTATCAATGTCGGGATGGATCGCGACTTCATTCTCGCCAGGTTTGCGGAAGATCAGAATGTAATCGGCTAGCCCAGGGCGTAGCCAAGATGAATCTTTTTTCAGTTGGGCGAACAGTAATGCCTTGGCGTGCGTCCTGATAGCCTGAGCTTGCGGATTCTTGTCGATTACAACCTCACCGTGATAGATGAATCCGGCGTCAATGCTATTCTGGATAACCGCACCTCGGAAGTCACGAAGGCCAATATACCCATCCTTCGCCAGTGTAGTAGGCACTTGCGCGACGTGGCACGCGACATTCCTACCTGGCTTAATCACACGGTATAGTTCGGCCAGCATCAGGTTGTAATGGGTGAAAAACTCCGCATCGTCTTTGGAGTTCCCCATATCGCGGTCTGAATTCGAGTAAACAAACAGCGAGAGGAACGGCGGCGAGAACACGGAGAAATCAATTGAATTGCTGGGAATCTCTCGGAGTCGTTCGACGCAATCACCGAGCATCATTTTATACCCATCTCCCTCAACCATATCTTCTGTGTAAACAGGCGCATCAATAACTGTCATACCTAGTTCCTCTCGCTGGTATTCGGTCACATGAGTTAGCAGTCCGGCGACCGTCTCATTGTGTTGTTCTTCTTTGCGCTGGAGATTCTCCCATATCTCACGTTCGAGGTCAGTGAGGATTGGATGGACGTTGACGCTTTTCTTCTGCCCGAATCTCCAGCAACGTCGAATTGCCTGATAATAGGATTCGTAAGAATCCGAGAGGCCAACGAACATAACGTTATTGCAATTTTGCATGTTTAGGCCGAATCCCGCGATAGATGTCTTGGTTACCAGGACACGGTATCGCCCTTCGACGAAGCCTGAAAGTGCATCAGTTTTATGCTCCAGCGAATCCGCGCCCTCGACCAGTATTGATCCATCAACGGCCTTTGCAATCTCGCGGCCCTCATCGTTCAGGCCACACCACACAACCCACTGGCTATCATCGTCCAGCAATTCAGCGGCGCGGGCCACCTTTATTCCAATCGTGCTTTTCCTGACCGCTGTTCGCCCCTGGATTCCCGATAGGCCGCTAAAGAACAGCATCCCGTTTTGTTGTGCGATGCCATCTGCATTCGCTTCAAGCCATACCGGCTCGATGTTCAGCGGCGGCAGAATGTATCCATCATCGGCGTATCCGATGTCTGACGGAAGTTTCACCATCATCGCCCACGATGCCATCCACCGATAAAACTCTGTTCGTGCATGCCCCTTGAGACGCCATCCGTCGTCGTCATTAACGAAGAACATTGAGAGCATTTCCTGACGTGTGCAGACGCCCAAAAATTCAGCATGGTTGGCAAATTCGGCGATGTCGTTCGGAGCCGGTGTCGCAGTGCAACACAAGCGGTATTGCACCTCTCGGCATTTTTCGATTAGTCGAGTCCTAGTTTTGCCGTCAACCGATTTTAGGATGCTCGATTCATCCAGAATCACAGCGTCGAATTGTTTCATATCAAAATGATCAATCAATTCATAGTTGGTGATGACAACCTGGGCTGTGATTTGTTCAGGCCTACGGACATATTGCACGTCCAGCCCGATTAGGTTTGCTTCCCTGACCGTCTGCTGTGCCACAGCCAGCGGAGCGATTATCAACGTCGAGACTCCAAGTTGACGCGCCCATTCCAATTGCATGAGTGTTTTGCCAAGACCCGTATCGGCGAACAATGCCGACCGTCCCTTGCGGAGCGCCCACATGACTAATTGTCGCTGGAATGGAAATAGATATTCATGAATTGATTCAATCGGGACTTCAACTCCCTTGGATTGAACGATTAGACGTTTTGAATCCAGAAACGTTTGGTATGATTCTGCCATTCTGGTTTCTGGGTCGTCTCTGTGCAACACCGGAGGTCGGGGCAGACCCTTGCCGGATGTAAGGTTAACCATATCGTAATATCTCCTTCACCAGTCGAGGCCGGAAGCTGTTTCCTTCCAGAGTCCTTCGACGAGTTCAAATCGTTTATCGCTGTTCAGAGTCGGCGTCAGAACCTTCTCGGTCACGTTGAGCGTGACCGCCATTTCCGCGCCGCTCAACGCTCTCGCCATCGAACCATTAACCGCAACCATTGGAGACGCTCTCAGGAGGATTAACGCCCTCTCGTCGAGGTTCATTCCGGCGACGAGTTTGGCGTTGGTGCGAATGTCCATTGCCTCGATGGAGCAACCCTCGTCCCAGCGGAGCCGGAAGCCGATTGCC